GTAGAGATATTTGCAGCAATGACATAGGAGACTTAAATGGTTGAATACGAAAATAAAATGGCAACAACTACAGTTAAAGATGTGGTAACAGCAATAATTCCTGAACCCGAAATAGAGGTTCGTAGAGGTAAATACCGAATTAGAAAAAACGGTATATTAATGAAATTTGACACAAGAGAAGAAGCTGTAGAAGCTTTGGCGGAATAACAAATGCCTATTCGCAGAGTAAAAGGCGGATGGAAAATAGACAATACTTCTGGAATCTCTAAGACTAAAAAAGCTGCGAAGCGAAGACTTCGAGCTATTAAATACCGCCAGTCTAAGAAGAGAGGAAGAAAAGGACGCGATAAGCGTTAGGAGAAATCAATGAGAGCAATTAAATTGTTATCAGCAAAGGAATCAGCAGGCAATAGTTTTGCCAATGGATCAACTATAAATGGTGCCGTTAAGGTACTGTGTACACATACTGGAGGCACTGCAGGAATCATATCTGTATTTAATGCAGCCGGAACAGTTGGGTCCACATGTAATCTATTAGCTGCAGGTAGTGGTGATGCTCAGATAATACTAGCAAAAAAATCCACTGATGTAATGTCAGCAAATCAAGGTAGTATAGAATTTACAGCTTGTTTAACTGAAGGATAATCATGCCAAAAGGTAAAGGAACCTATGGAAAACGGCGAGGTAGACCTCGTAAAAAGAAGAGATCTAAATGGAAAACTTTGAAAACAAATCCGAATGGCTAAAATATATAGCCGAGAACTCTAAAGCAACTTTAGAGTATTTAAGACAAAAAGAAGAAGATTTAACAAAAGAAGAGTGGGCATTAGCTGACCTATGTGGTGGTTATGTTCATATTTATAACTTAGCTAAAGAATTTAAGTTATTCGATAAATCATTATTACCACGAAACACAAGTATTCACTAATGCTAGAAATCAGTAGAAAAGATATTACAGAATCCAAACTAATGTCTTACAGCCCAGAGGTTAGGTTCATAAAGTTACCCGTTACAGGGTATTTAGACTTATTAGGTATTACCCCAATACCTTCACAAATCGCATTAATCAATGCAATTAATAATCCAAAATATAGATTTGTATGTGCGGCTTTATCACGGAGACAGGGAAAAACCTATATCTCAAATATTATAGGACAATTAATGGCTCTAGTACCTAATAGTAATATTCTTTTAATGTCACCTAACTACTCTTTATCTCAAATATCTTTTGATCTACAAAGAAATCTTATAAAACATTTTGATTTAGAAGTAACTAAAGATAACGCTAAAGATAGGATAATTGAATTATCTAATGGATCAACTATAAGGATGGGCTCTATTAATCAAGTGGATTCTTGCGTTGGTAGATCATATGATCTTATAATTTTTGATGAGGCAGCACTAGTAGATGGTAAAGATGCATTTAATATTGCACTAAGACCCACACTAGATAAAGAAAACAGTAAAGCACTTTTTATATCAACCCCTAGAGGAAGGAATAATTGGTTTGCAGACTTTTATAATAGAGGATATAATGATGAATACCCAGAATGGATTTCAATTAGAGCAAGTTATCAAGAAAACCCAAGACATAATGAACAAGACATACTTGAAGCTAGGAAGACTATGTCAGAAGCAGAGTTTAATCAAGAATACCTTGCAGACTTTAATGTTTACGAAGGACAGGTTTGGAACTTTGATTATGCAAGTTGTATTTCAGATTTATCCGAGATTGATATTTCAAAAATGGAGCTATTTGCAGGGCTCGATGTTGGATATAGAGACCCGACTGCGTTCTGTGTAATTGGGTATAATTGGGATACAGAACAATTTTATTTGGTAGATGAGTATTTAGATGCTGAAAGAACAACTGAACAGCACGCTGTTCAAATTAAAAAATTAATGGATAAGTGGGATATAGACTGGATTTATATTGACTCAGCCGCTCAACAAACTAGATTTGATTTTGCACAGAATTTTGATATTACAACAATCAATGCAAAGAAATCAGTTTTAGATGGGATAGCCCATGTTGCAGCGATAGTTGATAATGATACTTTAGTGGTAGACCAAACTTGTTATCATGCATTAGAGGCTTTAGATCAATATCAGTGGGACCCAAATCCTAATCTGATGAGAGAAAAGCCCAGACATAATCAATATTCTCACATGGCAGACGCACTTAGATATGCACTTTATACGTTTCAGACAACAGCGACAACTTTTTAAATAGGTACACCTAGAAAAAAATTGTTCTTGACAAAACGATACTTTTTTAGTATAATTATTATTAAGGCTGGAATAAATGAATCTTAAGCGAGACTTGGTAAAATATGTAAGAGACAGAGCAAAGTCTAGATATAAGAAAGATGTTGAATGTTATATCTGTGGTAGTAAAGAAAGCCTAGATTATCATCATTATTATAGCTTGACTGAATTATTAGAACGATGGCTTACAAAGAATGGTTTTAAGATTGATTCAGCTGAAGAAATAATTCAAGTTAGAGAAGTATTTATAAAAGAACACTCTAGAGAATTATTCGAAGATGCAGTGACTCTTTGTCATGAACACCACTTGAGATTACATTCGATATATGGGAAAAAACCTAAATTTATAACGGCAAAAAAACAGCCCCGTTGGGTGGAGAAACAGAGAGAAAAAACATGGCTTGGTACGATGGCTTAATTCCGGGAAGGAGACAACAACTAGAAGAAAAATTAAATCCTGCACAACCCTTTATATCAAGGGACGAAGGGTTTAATATTACTACTCGTGAGAATCCGACAAACTATCGAAATGCTTACGAACAACAAGAGGTTGTTAATCGCGGCGTTAATATGATAGTTGATGATGTAGCTGAGATACCAACTGATGTAGGGGATAAAATAGTTGGATTAGATCCAATTATTAAAAACATAAGAAAGTCTAGAGTTAATCTTTTATTGAATATAGAACCAAACCCATTTCAAGATATTAATTCTTTCAAACGCAATCTTATAATTGATTTGTTAATTGATGGTAATATTTTTGTATATTTTGATGGGGTGCATTTATATCAACTGCCCGCAGAAAATATGGAGATAGAAACTCATGAAACTCGATATATACAAAAATACGTATATGAAGGACAAGTTGATTATTCTCCCGATGAGATTATACATGTAAAAGAAAATTCTTTTAATTCAATCTATCGAGGAGTTCCTAGACTAAAACCAGCGTGGAGAACCATGCAACTTTTAGGGTCAATGAGGAATTTTCAAGACAACTTCTTTAAGAATGGAGCAGTACCAGGTTTAGTACTAAAAAGCCCAAACACTCTTAGTGAGAAAATTAAAGAAAGAATGTTAGCAGCTTGGAGAGTTAGGTATAATCCTAATACAGGTGGAAGAAGACCTCTAATTTTAGATGGTGGACTTGAAGTACAAAACTTAAATGAAATCAACTTTAAAGATTTAGACTTTCAACCAAGTATTGCATCAAATGAAAAGATCATATTACAAGCATTAGGAGTACCACCCCTACTTTTGGATAGTGGAAATAATGCAAATATTAGACCTAATCTCAGATTGTATTACTTAGAAACTATACTACCTATAGTTAGAAAAGTAAATTATGCATTTGAAAGGTACTTTGGATTTGATTTAAAAGAAGATGTAAGTGATGTTCCAGCTTTACAACCCGAATTGAGAGACCAAGCGGCATATTATCAAGCCCTAGTAAATTCAGGAATTATAACTCCTAATGAAGCTAGAGAGGCTCTAAGAATGGAGTCAATAGAAGGACACGATGAGTTACGTATTCCAGCAAATATAGCAGGAAGCGCAGCAGACCCAAGTGAAGGCGGAAGGCCTTCAGAGGATGAAGAAAACAATGACTAGATTAAAAAGAATCGTCAAATCAGTAGCTGATTATTTTGTTAAGAAAGGTAAAGTAATGAGCATGAAAGAATATATAGCACAAGGGGATACTCCCCATAGAGCAAGAGCAATAAGAAAAATTACTGGTTCTTGGGCTAGGATGCTACAAATAATTAAGGTGAGTTTCCCAGAGGAATGGGAGAAGGCAAATAATCCGCCTCCTACACCTAAGCCTGCAGCAAAGCCAAAGCCAAAAGCTAAAGCTAAAGTTGCAAAAAAGGGGAAATAAATGAGAAAAATTTTTAACTTAACTTCTAATTTTAAAGCAATTGATGTTAATGAAGATGGTAGCGTAAATATTAAAGGTTACGCAAGTACTAATGATCAAGACAGAGCTGGAGATATTATAGAACCTAAAGCTTGGTCGAAAGGTGGAATAGGTAATTATGAAAGTAATCCTATCATCCTTTTTAACCATGATTATCATAATCCTATCGGTAAAACAACTGAATTAGGTGTTGATGATATTGGATTAAAGATAAAAGGTAGAATATCTAAATCAGCAGGAAAAATTAGAGATTTAGTTAAGGAAGGTGTTCTTGGAGCTTTTAGTGTTGGTTTCCGAGTCAAGGATGCAGATTATAATGAGGAAACCGACGGCTATAGAATCAAGGACGCAGAATTGTTTGAAATTAGTGTGGTATCAGTACCCGCTAATCAAGCAGCGACCTTCTCTGTGGCAAAGTCATTCGATTCTGATAAAGATTATCAGAGTTGGAAGACTAATAATGTCAAAACTGGTCAATCTATTATTATAGATTCACCAGAAGCAACAGTCAATCAGACTGTAATCAAGGAAACAGAAATGTCTGAAAATACAGAAAATTTCGATCTTGACGAATTTGCTAAGCAAGCTGCTGAAAAAGCAGTTGCAGCTTACGCAATGAAACAAGCTGAACAAA